CTCCCGGCGCGTCTTGCGGCTCAAACTCAGGGAACCCCACATAGGTCACGGTGCCAAAGCCACCGCCGCCTCCCCCGCCCCACACTTCAATGGTCAGCGAAGTAAAGCCTGACGGGATGCTAATGGTGCCCGCGCCTTCAGATAGGTCAAAGACGCCCGCACCGGCCCCGCCGGTCGTGCCTGCAATCGCGGCTGCAAGCGTAGCGCCACCCATTAGGTCAACCCCGCTCCGCTAATCAGCCACGAGGTCGTGTTGATCTTGACGCAAGTCGCAAGGCCGTTACGCGCCAAGGTACGGGTGCCGGTCGTCGTGCTATTCGCCAGCGTCAGCGTGTCGGTCGTAATGGCAATCGAGAGGCCGACGGTGTTGATGTTCACAAAAATGATAACGGTGCCAATGGGGAACGCTACGGCGCTGTTAGCCGGAATCGTTGCCGTCAGCGCGGTCGCCGTGCCATCGCCCATCACGACCGACTTGCCGCGATCTGCGAGGACGAGCGTGTAGTTGCCCGTCTGCGCGTTACGCGGCGCTTCTCGATAGCCGACCGGGTAATTGGTGCTGCTTGCCGCGTTATCGGGAATCTGCGGCGTGCCCGTAAAAGTCGGCGAGGCAATCGGCGCGTAGGTCGCAGCCGCCGTCGCCGCTGTAATGGAGTCCGTTATACCGTAGCCCGCAAGGGTCGTAGGCTTGGCGGTAATCGACGAAAACGGCAGCGAAATGACCGACCCATCGTTGATTCCAGAAATGTTGTCATACGCGCCAATCTGCACGTTGTTGGAATCTTCAAGTACAAACCGATAGGTTGCTCCCGCCGTCAGCCACAAATCCTCCGGCAATCGCCCGCCAGAATCCAACACAATCGGATTCGGGTTGGCCTGCGTACCGCCTGATGACGTGTAGGTTGTACGCGGCGTTGTGGTGCCTGCGTCGTAACTGTAAATCTTGCCGCCGGATAGCACTTCGCCGTCATCGGTAAAGAACTGTGCGCCCGCGCCTGCAAACGCTGAAAGATACACGGTCATATATATACCTGCGTCATAGTGAGAATGACTGACGGAATCGCTGGAACTGGCGGAGCCGCCGCCGTAGCCAAAATTTGTACGGACGTATCATCAACCGACCACATCAACTGGAAATAATCGCCATTTGACATGGACACAAAAAGGTTGGCCGCTACGAAGATTTCGGCGTTGTTGCCTTGGATACGCGCCTGCGAAGCGGAGTACGGAATGTCCACTCCGTTGATTCGCCCCCATACATAAAACAACCCTACGCCGCCTGAAGTTTTATCAAGCTGCAGCGAGAACTGCATATTGTAAACAGCGGGGCGAGTGACTTTTACGTGCGACGTATTAGCGGGATCAATGTACACGCCATAACGGTTTGATGAAGTATTAAACGTCATGGCATACGCGGTATTGATCGCCGCTGCCGTCTGCGTCGTCGTGTCGTAAAACTGTCCGTAATTAACGGGATTTGGCTCGTATCGAGTAGGCGCTATCTGCAACGCCTGTATCTCCGACTGCAGCACCGCCGTTACGTCATCGGTGTCCGGCGACAAGCCAAGGCCGACCTCAAGGTCAGCGATACTGGTCGCGGTCGTACCGCTTCCCGTTAGCACAAACTGGTTATTGAGGAAGCGGAACCACTCACGCGAAATAAGGCCCGTCCGCTCATCAATGAACGGAACGCGAGGCGCCGGTATGTTAGTGATGTTTGCCACTAGTACGCCGTCTCCGAAACATGGAGTTCTGCGCCGTTAATGGCAATCTTCACAGGATCGGTGCCGCTGATTTCATACACGCGGTCGCGCAAGCGCGTCGTCATGCCAAGGCGACGAAAGATGGCGCGAGTTCCCGTTCTGCCAATACGCCCCATTGAGGTTTGGCGAGTCTCGCTCCACATATGACCGCCATCGTCGGAAAACCGCAAAATAAGTTGCGGGACGGCGCCAACCGTTACGGTGTATTCCAAAATCAAATCGTCGCCACTTTCGGTTTCAAGGACGATGTTGGATTCGGTGCCGAGGTAGTTGTAATCCTCAAGACCGTAGCCTGGCAGACCGACGCCGGTTTCGCAGTCAATCTGCAGCGAGTGATGCGTCGTTCGCTTGAGGGTGTTGGCGCCAGTCGGCAGCGCACGCCACGAGCGTAGCCACTTCTGTACCGCGCCGTCGTCGGCGTATACGTCAAGGCTAAAGATGTAAATTTTGCCGGTTTGGTAATCGCCAACGTGCGGGTCGCCGTTGAAGCGAGCGTGGTTGTTGCCTCGATGGCGAGTAAAGTCGCCGTTGAAAAACCCTGCTCTTTCGTGCCACGCGCCCGTTGCGGCGTCATATACCCACGTCGTATCGGCATCGGTAAAGTTCAGCACATAGAACGTATGACCGTCCTGCTGGTAGGTATAGCCCACCGCATCTGACAAGTCGGCGTATTGCTGAATGGCGTATTCCACCGCATGGGTTGAAATGCGTTGGCCTTGATAGCCGTTTGCTCGATAGACAATGCCTTGACCGCGAGCGTCGGCGCCGAGCCAAAACACGCTGTTGTCCATCTTGGCGACGGAGTAGGGCGCGATACAGCCGATCTCGTTGTAAGCGCCTTGGATGCGCGAAAGCGGGAAGTCTGCTTCGCCGCTGTTGTACCAGACCTCTACGCTATTCGTGCCAAAGAGCCACGCTTCGCGGTGGTCGATGATGAGCGACACCAAGCCGTCGGGCGAGCCTTCGGCAGAGGCGAAGTCAAGCGGGTCGATTGACGTGCCATCAAGCAGCGCGGTGACCCATACGCGCTGACTGTTGGGTTCGTTAAAAACGAAATAGCCGTCAAGATAACCAACCGTTACCGCGCCTGGGAAGTCCTCGTCAGTGATCTGCGCGAAGCCCAGCGTGTCTACGTTGTAAATGTACGAATCAGGATTGCAGGCAATAAAGATTTGAGTGCCGTTATCGGCCATCGACACGGGGCCAGTGCCCGTCACATCGCCGATCTTAGTCGCAACGTATGCCGTGCTGACTTTGTAAAACTCGCTGCCGCTAACAACGTACAGAAAACTGCCGAGGCTATAAAGGCCGCGAATCGGGCCGCTACCGACTGTAACGACTCGCGTTAAACCGGGGCAGCGTTGTAGATACGCAGGCTCCTTGCCACCCTCCGCAATCACTTCGGGGTACAAGTTCACCATCCGATTGTCGGCAGCGTTGACGCTACGAATAACGTAGCTGCTTCCGAGAATTGGACTCTTCACGCTTGCGCTCCAACAAACTTATCCATACAATCTATAGACCGTTTATTGAGGGCATTAAGATGGAAACATGGAAGCCGATTGTTGGGTTTGAAGGTTTGTATGAAATAAGCGATCACGGGAATGTCCGCCGCGTTGCCAGAGGCAAGAAGTTTACGGCAGACCAGATTGAGACGGCGAAACAAATGTTGGCAGCTGGCGCTGAGTTGAAAGCCGTTGCTGAATTTCTCGGTACTAGCATTACGACCGCATTTAGCATCAAGCATGGAAAAACTTGGGCTGGCAACGCAAAGCATCGCCCTATAAAGCCTATTGTCGGATCGGACTTTTACTTGCGGGTCATGGCTTGCAAGGAAGGGCAATACAAACGAATTGCCATTCATCGAGCGGTGTGGGAAGCATTTAATGGCCCGATCCCCGGCCGTCTTGAGGTTAACCACAAGAACCTTGACCGCGCTGACAATCGACTGGAGAACTTGGAGTTGTTGACGCATCAGGAAAACGTCCAGCACGCCCACGCGTTATACAACGCCCAGCGAACGCATCTTTCGCCCGGAAATCGTCGCGGCCCCTATAGCAAGTATGTTAGAATTAAACATACTTAAAAATTCCCACTATAGATGTTGAACCTTGGCCTATTGATGATCATTGCCGCTGGCATTGCCATCACGTCATCCGGGTTATTGATACGCTTCAGATCGCGCTTGCTGTACATCGCAATACGGCGCACCTGCGCTGAAGGCTCGACGCCATACTCTGGCGCGAGTTCGCAGGCCAGGTTGTAGCGGAACGCACGCAGATAGCCCGGCGGGAACGCCAACACAGTATCAAGCGCAGCAGGCTCCGTTAATTTCTCTACCGATACGAAATGGAACTCCAACACCCGTGATGGCACGGGGTAGATGTAGATTTCAATGTCGGGATAGGTTGCGTTGTACCACAGCACCTGCGGGTAAGTAGACGTGACCGTCTTGACCGCGATGTTGTTGTACTGCTCTTGGTTAATCATCTTGATGCCATACGACACGTTCGTCGAGGCATCACGGAAATACGTCGCATCGTCCAACTGCACCGGACGTTGACCGACA